GAAAAAATAAACAAAACCTCACGCAAATTAGAAACCCGTGAAAAGGATGCTCGAAAGAGGGGATGGGTTCCTCCTTCGAACTTAGAAGCACCTGAACCACCCGAAGGTTTTCACCATCGGTGGGTAAGAGCTGAATATCGTGGCATGGCTGATGAAAAAAATATCATTGGTAGGCTACGAAGTGGATATGAATTTGTACAAGCAGAGGAATATCCCGATAGAATGGATTTACCATCTATTGCTGACGGCAAATACAAAGGTGTAATAGGTATCGGCGGATTATTATTGATGCGTTGTCCTGTTGAAGTAAAAGAGGATCGGGATGATTATTTCCGTAATCTTACAAACGATAAGACAGCAGCTATTGAAAGTGATCTACATAAAGATGAGCACCCTAGCATGCCAATCCATCAGGAAAGGCAAAGCAGAGTAACATTTGGGGGCAAGAAATCTTAATGAGTAAGATTAAAATGTCTCCAGATAAGTAATAGGAGACTAATATGGCTAATATAGATGCCGCATTCGGTTTACGTCCAATTGCTAAAGTAGGTTCGGCTCCAGGTGGGACAACTGGAACTACTAAATACTCTATAGGTGATAACCAAAGTACTGCGATCTTCACTGGCGACCCCGTTAAATATAAAAATGACGGAACTATTGAAGTAGCTACTGCAAGTGACGCACTGTTAGGAGTATTTATGGGTTGTTTTTACACAGATCCAACTACTGGCAAACCGACGTATAGAAATTACTTTCCTGCATCGTTATCTCCAGGAGATGCGATTGCTTTTGTTGCAGATGATCCAGATCAAATGTACATAGCACAACAAGATTCAGTCGGTTCTAATCTTGTGGCGGCAGACCTTAACTTAAACGCTAACTTAATCTTTGGCGCAGGAAGCACTACAACAGGTGTTTCTGGTGTTGAGATTGACTCAAGCACAGGTGCAGTAACAGCTACACACCAAGTAAGATTGATTGATTTTTATGATATACCAAGTAACGACGCGACAGCGAACAACAGTGAATTGGTTATCAAAATTAACAATCACTCTCTTAATGGTGGTACTGGTACTGTGGGCTTATAAGGAGGACTAGACTATGGCGATTAATAGAGCACAACTGGCCAAAGAACTAGAGCCTGGCTTAAACGCCCTCTTCGGTATGGAATATTCTCGATATGAGAATGAACATGCTGAGATCTTTGACCAAGAATCAAGCGACAGAGCATTCGAAGAAGAAGTAATGCTTGTTGGCTTCGGTGAAGCAGCGGTAAAGCAGGAAGGTTCAGCAGTACAATTTGATACTGCACAAGAGTCTTTCACTGCTAGATATACTCACGAAACTGTAGCATTAGCTTTCAGTTTGACTGAGGAAGCTGTCGAAGACAACTTGTATGACACTTTATCGGCTCGTTATACTAAATCATTGGCACGTTCAATGGCGTACACTAAGCAAGTAAAAGCTGCGAACATTTTAAATAATGCATTCGCAACTGCTGGCGGTGATGGTGTTTCATTAGTAAACACTGCACACCCAACTGCTTTAGGTGGCACTTTCTCAAACAGAAGTGCAACTGACGCTGACTTGAACGAAACCTCATTAGAGCAAGCGATGATCGACATTGCAGGCTTTATCGATGAAAGAGGGCTAAAAGTTGCAATGCAAGGTAGAAAATTAATTCTTCCTGTAAACATTCAATTTGTAGCTGATAGAATTTTAAATTCTACTCTAAGAGTTGGTACTGCTGATAATGACATCAACGCACTTAGAAACATGGGTATGCTACCTGATGGATACGTGGTTAACCACTACCTATCAGATACTGATGCATACTTCATCAAAACTGATGCTCCTAATGGATTCAAACACTTCGTAAGAGCTGCCCTTGCTACTGGCATGGAAGGTGATTTCGATACAGGAAACATGAGATATAAAGCACGTGAAAGATACAGCTTTGGTTTCTCAGATCCTAGATGTGTATACGGATCTCAAGGTTCATAAGAATTAACTAAATCTTTCTTAGGTGAAGAAGGCGCTTGTAAGAGCGCCTTTTTTATTTTATAACTTATGTACCTAGATTAATTAAGTTGTGTAGACTGACTAGGCAGACGGTATAGAGACTACATGACGAGGGCTATACACCATAGGAGGTTATTATGGCACAAACGACTTTTCAAGGGCCAGTTAAATCAATTAACGGTTTCATAGGAGCAGGTGTTGGAAACGTAGTAAGCTTAACAGCGGATACAACTCTAACAGTTGCAGACCACGCAGGTCGAATTTTAACGTGTAATGATGCAGACGGCAAATTTACTTTACCAACGATTGACGCTACAGCTGATGCTAACGGCACAGGACCAGGCAACGATCCAAACAACACTAACAACGTAGGCGCTACTTTTACTTTTATTGTAGAAACAGCAGCTACTGATATGGACGTGTTAACTGATGGTACCGATAAATTTGTTGGTGGTGCTTACATTGGTATTGATGATTCAGCAGCAGGTAAAACTTTTATCTCTGGTGCAACTAACGATGTTATTACACTAAACGGAACAACAAAAGGTGGACTTGCAGGTAGTATTATTAAATGTACTGCAATGGCTGATAATAAATATCATGTCGAAGCACAGTTATTAGGTTCAGGAACTCTAGTAACTCCATTTGCGGATGCGTAATGTTCGGTCTTAAAAATAAAGAACTAACTTCGAGCGGACAAGTTACGACTAAAGTCTCTGCGGGCACTAACACTCTTAGTGCCCCCGCTAGAGTTCTACAGTTAAGCATTAGATGCGGTGCAACTTTAGGAAGAGTGGATCTAAGAGATAACGGTTCAGGTGGAACTGTTAAATACACAGTTCCTACTCCTGCAATCGGCGCTGGTGAAGATGAAGTAATGACGATTAGTTTTCCAGATTTAGGTATTAAATTTGATACAGATCTTTACGTTTTCTTTAACCAAGCAACGCACGTAGAAGTTTTGTACGCATAAGATGGCTAGGCTTGTCACATCAATTTCTAAATTAGGATCCTCTGAGCCATTTGAACTTCAGGTGGCTCAGGGACAAATCGCTTATCACAAACATATTTACAAGTTTGGACAAAATTCAGTCGTTGGAAATAGTGTAGAAACTATCTGGCAACAAGGTGGTTTATATTCTTATCCACCAAGTGCAACTACAATGACGGTATCTAGTTCTAATACAAATGATACATCAGCAGGAACAGGTGCAAGAACAGTTTTAATTTCTGGATTGGACGGAGATTATAATGAAATATCTGAAACTATAACACTAAATGGTCAAACAGCTGTTACTACTACTAATTCATTTTTACGAGTAAACAGAGCAATAGTTTTAACCGCAGGAAGTGGCGGGGCAAACGCAGGAACTATTTATGTAGGAACAGGAACAGTGACTACAGGTGTACCTGCCAATGTTTATACAACAATTAATGGAGATGGCACAAACCAAAGTCTTCAAGCATTTTGGACAGTACCCGCAAACTATAACGCTTATATTCATCAAACAAATATCTCAACAGGAAATAGTTCAAATACTCCCGCTGTTTTAAAAACTTTGTTAGTGGCAAGACCACATGGTGGAGTATTTAACACAAAAGAAGTAATTGTATTAACAGATGGCAATCATCTACAGAACTATAGTTTTCCCATTACATTAACAGAAAAAACAGATATTGAATTTAGAGCAGAGTCAAGTTCAGGATCTGTAAGCTTTAATGTGTCTGCGTCTATGAATATTTTATATGTTAGAATGGGAAGCAGTTTATAATGGCTGATAAGCAACCACGTAGAAATAAAAAGAATTTCCGCCCTACTGAAAAGGGGGCGGGAATGACTAAAGCTGGGGTAAAGAAATATAGAGCAATGAACCCTGGTTCTAAATTAAAAACAGCAGTTACAGGTAAAGTTAAAAAAGGATCTAAAGCTGCTAAAAGAAGAAAATCATATTGTGCAAGAAGTGCAGGTCAAATGAAACAATTTCCAAAAGCTGCGGCTAATCCTAACTCAAGATTACGTCAAGCTAGAAAAAGATGGAAGTGT